ACCCACGTTACCGCATAAAGAAAGAATTGGCATTTTGAATAAATTGATTGTTTACAAATTGATTTCCGGTTGTCGCCTTTGGCAGAGCCTTTTAGTTTCGAGTTAGTATGTAAGCCCTGCCACTCGCTGACATTGTTCCGGCTCCTGTCCAGCTAAGCCTGTAGTATAGAAAGCCCGAGTCGTCGAACTTCCATACTGCTGTTTGACTGGCGACATCAGTTGCGGTAAAGGCGCTTTGACTGGGAACTGTCGCCCAGTTAGTGCCGTTTAAGCTACCCTGTAGTGTTACAGAGCCTGCAACTGTTCCGGATATTTTTGTAGCAACAAATTGAACCGCTACCGTTTTTGCGTACCCTGGTGTTTTAAGGGTCCACGTTTCAGTACCGGTATTTGATACTGTATCGATTGCCAGGCCATTGGAAGCCAGCATCGTTCTGGCATCAGTCTGCGCATGCGTGTACATGGTGAGCAGGGCCAGAAATGAAATGATGAGTATCTTTTTCATTGTTTTTAACAAGTTTTTTGTTTGACGTTTAACTTTAAATCCCTGATCTGAATCGCGTCTATGAAGTCATTGAACAGGTTAGCGGTCCCGTTTCCCAACTGATCACTACCACCCCAGTAAGGCCGGTCGGTTTTTTTGTGTTTCAACAATAACTCACCCGGCATACCGAACTCAGGCGCGACAGCCAACTGCTTAATGAACTCTGCGTATATTGGATATAAGAAGGGAAGGAAGTTTTTATCGCGCCTTTCAGTCATCGTGTAATCGATGGTTGTAGGCACTGCAATAATGAACTGTACACTGGTAAGCCGTGCATAGTCTGCCGGGCTTTCTCCAATAGCCTCGTCAAAATCCATCACCAACCAAACGAGCGGATATTTTTTATCCTTTTGCGTAACACTACTGTCCTTCAGCGTGAGGTTCTTCGTTACTTCGGAATAGTGACCGAAATCGAAAAACACTTTGAAGGGGTTGGTTGCTCTCGCCTCCATCGTTTGGCTAACCTTGGCTACTACCGCAGCGAATACGTCCGGTATGTATTGTGTAATCATAAGTTGCCGGTGTTTATTGGCCTCCACTTACGATCATACTCCCTTACCAGGTAAGGGTAATCGCTGCGCCGTGTTTCAAGAAAACAATACAGTTCATGCACCCATTCAACCATTTGGTTCCAGGCGCGGGCCATCTTCGCCCCCGGGTTGGTCCGGGTTGCGTTTTCGGCTTTGGTTGCCACTTCCCCAATGGTGGTTGTTTGGGATGCTTCTTTCCGCATATACCAGTAATACACATAATTCGCGATCAGGCTTTCCTTTGAATCGCCGGTGGCTTGATTCATCGCAAGGGTTGCTCCCTTATAGAAGTAAACATCGTCCACAGAAAACTCATGTGGCGCCGTAAGCGTCAATACGTTTCCTGCAACGGAGTACTCAGAAGGTAGCAGCTGTCCGAATGCCCGCTGTTCGAAAGTAAATTCCTTACCAACAAGCGAAGCTGGTATGATTGTGCTGCCGCTACCAGGAACAGGATCGTAAGTACCGCCCCTGCCTACTATTATGGAAATAGTATTGGTTGCGTCAACTATGCCGATGGTGCTATATGGCACGCTTACGAGGCCGCGCCACTTTTTAAACTTACCGGCCGATTCTTCATACGTTACTCCTTGCAATAGATCTGTCCATTTCTGCGCGATGGGATCTTCCCCCAGGCCCTGAATAAAATCATCGTACATCTTCACACCAAACAGATAAGTGAGCAATTCGGGCTCACGCTTCAGTAATAGCAAGTCGATGTTTTCCTGAATTTCTATTCTGTTCAGGCCTGGGAGATTAAGCTCACCACCAGCGAAATATGACCGGTCGATTAAAGGCATGTGTTATTCTTTGGTCTTTGCCGCTGTAGCAGCTTTGGGTTTTTCTTTAGCAGCCCAACCTTTTCCAATAAGGTATTCGGCCAGTTTTGGATGAACTCTTAATTCATCGCCTGTGCCGGCATACTTATGTTTGTCAGTGGCAAATACCACTTCTTTTTGTTGGAGGTCAATCGCTTCGCCCTGTGTTACTTTTGGCATTGTGAATACTTTATCGTTTACTAATGTTGTTTGCTTACGCTCCGGTTATGGCAGATTTGATATTAGCGAACGTGTCGTACACGAAAGCGCCAACCTCATTTCCTGGTACATAGCTATGCAGCCTCATCTCGCCTATGATGGTAACCAGGTTCTTTCTGAAGTCGTCATTTTCCCAACCGTAGGAGGCGGTAAATGGCTTGTATACACGTACACGGAAACGGGTCATATCACCTACCAGAACATAGCCAACCGGGATACCGTTATCCTCGATAACTTTTACGCCGCTGATAGTGGTTCCATCTGCGCTTTTGAATGGAGGAATAAGGTAATGGCCATCTGTTCCCTTTTCCAACTCCATATTCGCTGCATCAATAGGGTTGATCACCGCCATATTTGCATTGAAATTCAGAGAGCGAATCTGCGCGATAGCTGCGCGGATTGCGTCGGCATTGTTGGGATCTGTAGTTTCAATACCGGTGGCCACGAAGCCGCCTGCAAAAGCATCCAGCCCTTTCAGGTTGTCGCCTGTACCGTCGCCGCTTAACAAACCTTCACTTGCTACGATCTCCACTTTGTATTGTAGTTCCTTTTCTATCTCTCCGGCCATGAAATCGATATCATCCAGCATCTCGGTAGAAACCTTGATAGCGTCAGCGGCCTTTTTGGCAACGCTGTCCACGGTAACAATATCGAAATCGATCAATGGCTTTACTACACCTTCACCGATAAACGCGGCATTACCGTCAGGGTTTCTTTTTTCAGCCCATACGATGCGTGCCTTGTTTGTATTGGTCACGTTCGATATTGTCATCATGAACGGCTTGTTGCGGGGAAGATCCACCAGACCAGGTACGATCTCAGGCTCGGGCAGATATGCACTGCTGCCGGTATTTGTAGAGATCAGCATGGTACCAGCTGCACGCAGCTCCAATGGGAAGCTCGTTACCTTCCTGGCACGGAAGTCGTCCCACTCCTGTTTGCGGCTCTCGATCTGTGAGCGGATTTGCTGGGCAAGAGAAGGCGTTCTGTCGGTTGTACCTTGCGCGCGTTTTTCCATTTTCTCCAACTTCTCCGCCATGTTGCGGATAGTCTCGGCGTTTTCCTCGCTGTCTTTTTTGTATTTGCGGAGGGCTTCCAGGTCCATGCCTTCAAACTGTTTTGAAATCAGGCTTTCCACTTCGGACTTGGGAACAAAGCCACGTTTTTCAATTTCATCGCCCACCTTCTTTTGTATATCCTTCAGGAGTTGTGTGCGTTCGTCGTTGCCGTCTTCGCCGTCGCTTTTATAAGCTGCGTTGCCGTGACGAGCCAAGCCAGGAAAACGTCTGGTTGCCATCTTCGGCAGGTATGAAATTGGCCGGGATGGAAATTTTAATTGAGTCCGTTTCATAAAGAAAAATTGTTTAATAAATATTTGTAATCGATGCTCCGCTTAGTCGGCTCGCTATTATCGAGTGTCATTTGCCTTAGCTCGTCCGGCTCTACTTTAGCGAGTGATATATGGCGGGCAATAAGTTGCCGTAGTTCCAATTGTTGTTTGCGGGGAATGCTGCGTATGAAATCCTCGGTTTCATCATGCAGATCTTCTTTAGCCAGGGATAAATCCTGTGCTGATCTTATCGCGTAGGTTTCCATGTTGGCTCCGATAGTTACTGCGCTCCCCTCATAGAGATCTATTTCTTTTAGCAGTATACTGTCGGTGGTTTCGTCATACTCCATCTTATCCCACACATAATCAAATCCGGCGCTGAACTGGTTGATAGTACCGGAGTTGATTTGACTGAGGGCACGCTTTGCTGTTGGTACTTCTTCAGGATCATCAACAACGGCCTCGAAGTACAAACCGTAATCGTCTTCCTGCAATACCGTGAACTGGCCAATAGGTTCATCCTGGCGATGCTGCCACAGAAAGGTGATTTTATATTTGCTATTGGACAGAGGGCCACGATCGTTTAATGATTTGGCGCAGCAGCCTTTCAGGAACATAGTGCCGTAACTGTCACGCACACCCCATACAATCAGGTACCCTTTTACGGTACGGTCTTCCACCGACATTTTATTATCGGTCAATGTTCCATCAGCCCTCACTGAAAGGGTGGAGTATGTAACTGGTGCAGAGCGTTGTTTAAGCGCTTTGATTTTGGGATGTACTTTCATTGCTTACTAATTTTGCCGCGTCGCTGTCGGCCATACCGAATACGATTACCAGAATATTTTTCTTTACATCGGGAGGGAAAGGAGTAACAAGGATGTCCTTTAGTCCTTGCAGTCCACCCACACCCAGTTTGACCGCCATAGGATCAGGGTTTTTCCCATCAGTGACATACACGTCACCGCCGGTTACAGCCTCTTGCCCAATGGCAACAAGCAACTGGTTCTTTGTTATTAGCCCCTCTTTGTATTGTGTGATTGCGGTTTCGCTCTTTACTTTGTCAACATCTGCCTTTGCTTTCTTGTCGTCCTGTAGCACATCAACATGGTCGTAGCTCACATCAGCGTAGCAGCCTATTTCATCCAGCCCCAAAACCTTATTGAGTATCTGGCATATTTCCTTACCGTTTTTGATGATAACGTCCTGGTATAGCTTCCGTTCATCGGCTGGTCCATTCGTATAAGTGGGTCCGTCTTTGGTGGGAATGAAAGACCGAGGCACACCGAGCGAACCATATATAGCGGCGGCACTGGCATAAGTTTCTTCGAAGGGTTGCAACTCCTCGATGGACATTGCAATTCGTACAAAGTCGACCGGTACATCAGTAATGCCCACAACATCGCGGCCGCCGGTAACGCCATAGTTTGTTTGCATTTCTTCACGAATACTATCCTTTTCATCCGGCGTTAACGGTACAGGTCCGTCATTATCGGCCTTCCTGCCGACAATAAAACCAAGCGCCCCACGCTTTACATAGATTGCGTTCCTTGCCTGGTATACCGCAATCAGGTTACTGATCGGCATTTCATCTGATCGGAGCGGGCCAATCCCTTTTAATGGATTATCCCCGTTTAACGAAAAATGAATGAAGGCATCGTGGTAAACCAGATCAGTGGAAATCTTGTCGGACTCTCCGGGTATAGAAACTTTGTAATACTCTACGACATCGTTTGTAGAGGTGGCGGTAAATGTTGTCGGCCTGTTACTTTTTATTTTGGGCTCCGTATATTGTGGGGGCAGTAACCAAAGCGCAGTTACATTTTCCAGCTTCTTCTTTAATGTAGAGGGCAGATAGGAATAAAAATACCGGTTGCCACATACGTACTTATAAACTACGGCGGCATATATAAAACTCTCCCATGTTTGCCGCCAGTTGGGTCGAGCCGTAAGTTGGTTCCATTTTTTATTATCATAAACCACCTCGTCGGTGGCAATCTTCTTTAATTGAAACATTCCATTCTGTACGCGTGAGGCGATTGTATCAATAGGCGCGAATACTTCAGGGATCGTTTCAAAGAGCGTTATCATATTGGCCTCTGAATACCCACCGGCCAGGCACGACTGGTATATACCGAGGTCGCGGTCAGTTAATTTGTAAAAGTGGTTACCTTGCTTGTCCTTTGAGTAGGTCATAGCAGGCCTTTTACCTTTTCCACCGAACGAGATCCAATCGAATAATCCCATATTGATAAAATAAAAAAGCGCCAGCGGTACCGTTAAGTACAACTGGCGCTCAATAGGTTTGCCCGGCGCTCTCGATTTATGGGCTCAATAAATTATTTACCTCTGGTTGTAATCCCGCACTTGTTACATTTTACCTCTGCCTCTCCGCTATACTTACACAGTAGCTTACCACAGTTCGAGCACCTCAATTCTTTGAGCCATTCCAGAATCCTGATAAGAGAAGGCATTTTCATAGATTACTATAAAAGTAAAATTATAACTTTTTTAGTAAATACTTACAAATAAGGTAATTTTAACACACGGACATACCGGCGATGCCATGCTTCGGGAAAGGGGGACAGCGAAATACTGTTCCCTTTTTTAATTCATCTGGGCCTTTTTGATTTGCTCATGCTGGAATTTCTTACACTCAATCACTATGTAGCGTTGCATTTCCTCGGGGGTTCTATTCCATAATTCTGCGAGTGATACCGATATGGCCGCTGGGTCGGGTGCGCCGGCGCTAAATATCATCATGTTCGGATTTGTGATCCTTGTATCATGATCGAATATTTGGAACCAGCAATTAACCTCGCGGTCAGGCATTGGGAAATTGTAGACCTCGAAGTCTTCAAACTCCTTTTCCTCAGGGGGCAAATCGGTTATTGGGGGTAACCTTTTTAGGTTGAATTTCTTTATCAGGTCTTCAGGCATGACGTGCTTTAGCATACGACAAAGGTTTATGGGGAGGATAATTTACGAAATATATCCATATAACCAAAATCACCAAAGCAGTATTTAGTCCCGGTGATCGACCTCACCACAGGTTTCTAAATGTTTTCTGGTAGTATACAGCCATCATTGCCAGGCTATCCGGTGCATCGTCGTGTTTGTTAGTCCCTTCGGTCAGGTAGGCATTAAGGTTCTTCATAAATGCCCGGTACTGCGGCGTCCAGTATTCCTCCTTAAGAAAGTAGAAGTTATTGATAATGAAAGCCGACTGCGCGAGTATTCGGGCCTGCTTATTTCCTATTGCTGATATCGCCCTAATTTGGCGGTTGGGGTCCCGGTCTGCCACCTTTGCTTTTACCTGCTTTGTGAACATCGACCACGCGGCGTTGCTCTCGATCTCCGTATGGTCTATCTTTTTGGATATGATCTTTTCTACCAGGGCCGGTATGTTTACATCAGTACCCGATTTATTGTACAGTACTTCGGTGACAAATATACCCTTACCATGTAGCTCTCCCAGTGGCGCTGATGTATCGTCGCCGCCAGTGTCGGCTGGATCAACAGCCAGGTATTTATATTCCGGCGCCTCGATCTGGTCAGGAGTGAAGTAATTAAGGGATGAAGCAGGGAAAAGCAAACCCTCAGCCGGTTGTGGGTTCTGCATGTATTGACGCTCAAATACCACGGGGTTTATTTTCTTCAGCTTTTGAAGTTCTTCCAGGGTGTGCTTATGCTCCCAAAGAGCGGTGCCGTCCGGCTGTATGGCCGGCAAACTGATAACTTCCCATTCGCCCGGCTCTACTTCCATAAGATAACCGGACAGGTCTTTAGGGTGCAGCCGCTGGCCAATGACTATAATGGGCGTGTTCCGACTATTCACGCGGTTTCTGATAGTGCTATCAAACCGGTTGTTAACGCGTTCCCTTACTATTTCGCTGTCGGCATCTTCTGGCTTTATGGCGTCATCGATGATGATCGCACCACCGAACCCCTCGGTTTCTTCCGGTAGAAAATCGTCATCAAACCATAGCGGATCTTCTTCCTCGTCGATCTCATCGTCAACGGTACCGGCACCGAACCCGGTTACCTGACCGCCTGCACCGGTTGCATACACGCC